CTTTCGTTCAAAAGTATTTTGGTTGCAACTTCTGGAAAGCGTTGACATTCATCTGTCAAGCAGAAGGGATGGATGGGCCTAGGAAACAAATCGTAGCTGAGAAGCCTTTACCAGACCTTACAGACAGGTTCTTTGCTGAACCAGAAGGAGATTCAGAAGCTAAAAAAAGAGCTGAAGAGAAAATTAAAGATAAATGGCCATACCTGACACTGGAAGATGTAGAAGAATATGGGGTAAAGATAACTCAATACTCAATGTGGGTTCCATTTTGGTACAACAAAAAAGTAGTGGGTATAAAAACAAGAAGTTTGATAGGAGCTGATAGCAAAATGAGTGTTAAAGGGAGCAGATTCACATCAGAACTTTACTGTGTCTTAAACAGACCGCAAGCAAATATAGCGTGGATATGTGAAGGAGAATCAGACACATGGTGTTTATCTAAAACATTAAAAGATGATGATAGACACACTGTGTATGGTCTGCCAGCAGGTGCAGGGTGTGTTAAAGCCAGTTGGTTTAATGGATGGAACTATCAAATGACCTTCTTACTGTTAGATGACGATCCAGCAGGTAGAAGAGCGGCAGAAAAAATAACTGAATACCTAGGAGAAGATCACCAAATAGAAGGATTATTCTTACCAGGTGGACGATTAGCAGAAGCATTGGCAGAAGGTTGGGTACCTCCTGTACTAGAATGGGAATGATGGCTAATCCTTCTCGCTCTAAAGGCACAGCTTTTGAGAACGAAGTTCTCGAAGACTTAAAACTTATATGGCCTGAAGCTGACCGTGCTAAAGCTGGGAATAAATCTAACGATTTTCACGGCACACCTTTCCCTATCGAAGCGAAACATCGCAAAGCTTGGGATATAAGAGGATGGGTACGGAAGATTCAGGAAGTAGCAGAGGACCACAACTGGGCAATAGTGGTGGCAGATGGTGATAGACGAAAGTCGTCTTCACCAGGGACTATTGCAATAGTGGATCAAGATTTCCTTTATGAATTATTGGAATGTTGGGTGGATAAGCCAGATATTTTTTCTGAAGGAGAAGATAGCGGTGACTGAGCCATACAAAAGAACTAGAGAGCAGAAAGTCCATGACTTTCATAACGCTAGGAGCTATGAAGAGCACGTTGCGGAGGCTATAGGTATCCCAGTGATAACTAGATTTGATGCCACAGACGATCTAGACATTTGGGTCCCTGGATATTATGTAGAAGTCAAAGAAAAGAACCAACACTACACACAGAGATGGCATTTATTAGATGGAGTAGAAGAAAGAAATCTGTTCGTCATAGACGAATTAACAATACGCAGAGCTTGCTCCAAGTTTCCTTATGTCTTCTTTTTGTTAAGAGACAATGTTGGAAGTGAACTCCCAAGGATATACTTAGCCCCTATCTGGGAGCTAATAGCGGCAGAAAGAACTAGGAGGAACAGGAACGGTAAAGGCAAGTGGATTATTGATATAACGAACTTCACTCGGCTTAAAGAAGAAGCAGACATACCAGAGTTAGCTGTACAAGCATTAGTTAAACAGCAATGGTTGACATCTGAGTGTCAAACAAGATTAGAAATGTTAGAAGTATGAGAGGTATACATTGGGGACAACAATCTGTCACGATAAAGGACTGTCTGCATTATCAGCATACACAAAAGGGTGTAGGTGTGATATTTGTACGACAGCAAAAATCAAATATGAAGCTATGAGAAAAGCTAAAAAAAATGAAGAAGAAAAAGCTAAACGAAAGCTAGTTAAAAAAACTAGACCTTTAGATCATGACACTATGACAATAAGTGAATACAAAAAACACAGAGAAGAAACAGAAGTAAAAAGGCAGTTCAACTAATGATTGTAGGATTCGGCCATAGGGCTCAAGTTGGTAAAGACACAGCAGGCAACTGGCTCCAAGATTGGGGCTGGCAACGCCTTGCATTCGCAGATAAGGTCAGGGACGTTCTTTACGATCTAGACCCTGTGGTCGATCCTATTTCACAGAGTTATTATTTTACACTCAAACATATGGTTGACCAGATGGGGTGGGAGATGGCTAAACAAAACGCTGAAGTAAGATCTTTGTTACAAAAGTTAGGTCATGCTGTTAGAAACAAAATAGATCCCACTATCTGGTGCAGAGTTGTCATGCATGAAGCTGACCGTTTAGATGAAGAAGGCATAGATGTAGTCATAACAGATGTTAGATACAGGAATGAAGCTGACGCTATTCACGCTTTAGGAGGGATAGTGTGCAGAATAGATCGTGGTGTAAGCCAACGATTATCTCATGCAGGAGAAGAAGAACTAGAAGACTACGAAAACTGGGATCATATACTTGACAACAATGGGTCAATAACAGATTTACAAGAACAAGTCACGGAGCTTTTCCTAAAAGCACCTAACATGGTGTAGATTTTATACATGGGATTAGTAGCAGGAAGCGAACTCTGGGCTGTATGGACCACACAAGAAGGCTCAACCAGTCACCCTACCTCTTTTCATTATGTCCCTACAGAACCAGAATTTATCCACGAAGTAACCCCTGATGGATCATGTACATGTGGACCACAAAGAATAGATGTCTTTCATGAGACTCCTTTCGGAGAAGAAACGATGTTGCCACACTATAGACACCAAGCGTTAGCCGCCGAATTTTACGGTATGGATGACCTTGAAATATTCCCTGATTAATGGGTCGCATTAGAGCACACCGTCTACACAGGACAGGTAAGATGGGCCGATCACGCCGAAAATGTATTGGAGGAAGTCACTGCTTCTGTGGGTACCACAGCAGAGATAAAGCTAATAATGATATTAATAAGATGCCTTAAAAAAATGTGGGACTACTTAGGCTCAGAATCTTTTTGGGGTCAATACTAAAGTTCTAATTACCCAGGATGGTTTTCAAGGAATGTGGCATAGGCTTCAGGACTATCTAAAATTATAGTCATCCAGCCCTGATAAGGACTAGGATCATCCTTCCCTAAAGTCACAGTAATAGCACCTACAAGTGTGCCTATAGCTACCAACAAACCTGTTATAGCGGCAATAAGCTTAACAGCTTTAGATACTCCGTCTTTCTCTTCTTCACTCACTTATCTACCGACAAAGCAGGATCGTAATCCAAAGCTCCCTTCTTAGCGAAGACAGCAGGATCACCAGTTTCATTAAAGCGTTCCATTGCAGGGCTCAGACTCTGCCCCCCAATGAAACTTTGAATCTTCATAGATCCTAATACTTTTTTTGTTTCTTCAGGGTCAATTGACTTGCGACATTTAGGACACCAAATACCTTGGCGTTCATCTGGGTCAGTCTGATACCCACAATTCTGGCAAGTTTTTGACTCTGACATGTCAAACAGTCAGTGAAGAACTGCCCTTATTACCCACCTTCTGGGCTAGAGCTGATTTAAGTACTGACACAGCAGCAGCTATACCAGCTCCTGCCATCATTTTCCATTGATCTACGCCTAGATCGAACATTGAGTTCGATGACATAGCGCCGATAGCAGCTTGGAAAAAAGTTGCTACCACTCTTTCTATTAAATCTCTTGTGAACATAGTCACCTTTCTTTTAGTTAATACCTCGGACGAGGTTTCTTTTTACGACCCATTAGTTTCGTAATTCTGATTGATCCCAATAATAGTCGTCACCCCACGACTTACTACGGATAGCATCTTCTGCAAGATCCGCTCTTTCATGAAGAGTATTAATTTCTATAGGTATCCACCCTAAACCAGCGACAACTTCTTTTATCTCCTCTATATCAGCCGCCATAGCGCTTGTAACATGAGAAGGAGTAAAACGGCTAAGGTCATCGACCCTAGCGCTCCGCAAATCATCAAGACCATCAGCATTTTCCAAGACCCCTTGAGATATTTCATCAAGTTTTGCCAGAACTGTACTGTCTGTCCCAGTGTTTCCTTCAATTACCTGTACCTGTTTCTCTAAATCATCAATCCTGCCAGCAATACTAGCCGCATTCCAGACCACGACTCCACTGGTGATAGCAACAGACATGATAAGTCCTAAAGTTATTCTAGATACTTTCACCTGTTTGATATCAGTTACGTCAGTCATTAGTCAGCTTTCCTTAACACAACACTCGCTAAAAGACGATGTCTTTTATTAGCTTGTGATCTGTCGTAGACCCCAAGTGCCTGTGTTTGTACTTGTAGAACTTCATATACCTCTGCTGCTCCTGTAGTCGGCCAGTCTATATCTTGATAGTTTACTCTTCTTTGAGTGAGTGCCGCCAGAGTCCTAGCCCTCAAAGCACCAGCATTAGGTGCATTTTCAGGTAAAGGACGACCATTAAGCCCTCTTATATTATCACCACAATCTATTATGATTGACACTACAGTGTCACGCAACCCAATTGGATGATATTTAACCTGAACAAAATTTAATTTCGTTGTAGCTGTACCACTACCAACAAAAACTATCTTCCATTGTAAAGATCTAGAAGACGAAGACAACCTTGTTGTCTGAGCTGAACCTCCAACAGTGTCCAAAGTAGATAAAGCAGTGTAATTAGCACCTTCATCAATAGACACATGAGGTGTAACAGAACAACCACTAGCAAGAGTGGAAGTTAAAACAGTAACTTCATCCCAACCTTTAGTGAGAGCACTACCGCCATCTATACGAGAACCATTAAGAGTCCCAGCAGCTTCAAAAGCAGTAGTAGATTCTAATTTTACACCTGTTCCAGCTACAGAAAATACAACACGACCCTGCCATACATCAGCACCATACACATCTCCTGTCGTAGCCTCATCGGATTGAAAAAACTTGGCGTAACCACCAGTCTCTAAATCATAACATCCCAAACCTGTTTTATTACCAGAAGTCATCTTCTTCCATCCCCAATACACCTGATTATCTCTAGCTGTAAACACACCAACAGAATGATCGTCTGTAGTTGCCTTATCAGCCAGCTCAGTTATAAAGAAAGGAGTTAAAGCCCCTGTCTGAGGATCTGGAACACACCTATAAATATAGGCAGTACCAGCAGAGCTAGTGTTTTCTCTAAATGCTCTAACAAAAATAGATCCACCTGCTGCGAAAGTTTCCCTAGGGGAAAGCCCTGGTGGTAAATCCCAAGCCACGAATGGGTATTGGGTGTTACCTGAGCTGTCTAAACCTAACGGCCAAGCATAAACCATGCCTTTATTACCTTTATAAGCAGAGAAATAGACATGACCGTTAGCTTCAGTGAAGCTTTGGACAGTCCATCCTTTACCTAGAGTAAGGTGACCGCCAGCTCTTTCGATACTTCCCA